TATTGAAGTATGCCGTGTCCATCTTTTTATTGACAACATGGATATCTTCTTCAGCAAGAAGTCGAGCGATTGTCGATTTGTTTTTCATCATAGGTATATCCTACCACACAGAAAGAAGTTTGTCAACAAGTTTTTTTACCCACCCCAGATAAAAGTGGCACGGTTGACAGCATCAATGAACGGACGGCGTTCACCAACGTCCACCGACATGCCATTTGGATCAAAGATGGAAAATTTGTCATCCCGATCAGCACCAACTAACGTGACCGTACCGAATTTAGTCTCGGCCCGAAACACACCTTTGGTAAACTCGGACTCGGTAAAAGTAAGAAGGGGATTTGGAATAGTCATAGCAACCTCTTTGTTTCTCATCACTATATATATTTTCGCATATAGAAGTGATATTGTCAAACAAAAAATGGCGTTCTATGTCGTTTTTTTCGATTTTAGGTCAAAGTGTGACATATTTATCACACTCTACCGATAAATTTTGTCGATGTAGTCTCTTTATCAAACAGATACCAAGCACAATTATCTTTACCTGTCATATTCCCAAACCACTTGATTCGCCCCACACTTACAATCATGCTGCAATATTTCATATATTCACGGCTCTGTCGTGTGTGCATCCAATCTGCGTCAAATAATAACCAAGTAGGTTTAAGTGATTTGAAATGTTCAATCATAGGATGTAAAATTTTTCTGTCCCATGGCGGGTTTGTGATTATGAATTTTGATTCTAGAACTTCATGTGCGCCAATCTCAGTGTAGTCATTTCTTGCGATACCCTGTAACTGGGGTTCTATATCACTTGCCCATGTGCATATTCCCCCAAAGTATTCAAGGTGGCGGCACAATTGACCGTCACCAGCACATGGTTCAGAAAATGTAAATTTATTTGGTAAATGCTCAATAAGAGGTTCTACAGCTGCAAACGGTGTAGGATAGAAGTCTCTAGGTTTACGTTCAAAGTCCGAGCGCTTGCCCATCTATCTTTACCTCTGCATCAGTTTCAATCCACACTCTGGCGCCACATGATAAGGGTTTGTCTGGTGAATAAACAACTTTGCTTTCACCTAATATTTCAACCTCATGACCATATGTATTCGTCTTTGATGTTTTCACAGTGATTACTGGTTCTTTTGTGCCGTGTTTCTTATTTGCACGAATTTTGTGCATGTTGATATGAATTCTTTTTTTCATCAGATTTTATGACCAAAGTGCTTTATTACAACACCTAACTTATCTTCTGCATGTGCAATTATATCTATTTGACTATCAATCGCACCAGCAAGATCAGGGTGTTCACCGATACCCGCTGGATTACTAAGATAAACTTCAATATTAGCTTTTGCCTTTGCAATCTCTGATTCGTATTGTAGTTTTAATGATTTCATAAACATATTATTACTCCGTTATATGACTAAAGTTTTTGACCTTTTCAAATCTGATTGTGCTTCTGAACTTGTCGGCAAGTGCGTCCTGTTTGTGACTGATTACAAAAATGTTTTCATCACTAAGAGTATTTAATATTTTTAGAAACTCATCTGTCCCTGTGCCGTCAAGTGAACTGTCAAAGATTTCATCCAATATTAACAAGTTTGTGTTTGCGCTGTTCTTCATCTTTGCTACAGCTCTCCAAGTGAAAAGCAACGCAAGGTCGATACGCATCTTCTCGCCCTCACTAAATGATGCGTATGTAAAATCATCACGGTATCTTGACTTAATAGTTTCATCGAAGTTCTCATCCAGCGTGAAGTTTACATAGAACTCCATAGATGTTAGATATGTGTTGATGAGTTTGTTCATGATGGGAAGATATTGTTTAATAATCTTAGTTTTAATACCTTGGTCAGTCAACATGGTTCTTACGGCATCGCTGTAAACCTTTTCCTCTCGCAACTTATTTTTCTCTTTACTGACTGTATCAAATTCCTCTTGTAAACTTATAACCTCTTCGTGATCTTTTTTATCAACACGGCCGTCTTGCAACTGTTTGACCTCTGTCTCTAAAGTCGCATTGAACTTTTCCAGTTCTCCAATCGAGCTATTTTCTTTCGCAATACCAACATTGTTTGATTGTATGTTTTGATTGACCTCATTTATGATATTGATCTTAACCTTAGTTGCTTCAAGTTTATCAGCAAGTTCTTTTATTCCAACTGTGAGTTTTTCATATTTCTTGTTCTCTTTAGATATCATGGTATCTTTAAAATCTTCATCAATGTGTTGTTGACAAGTTGGACAATCTTCGTTCTCTTCAAAAAACTTGATAAGCCTTTTGTGCGACCTGTGTTTTGTTTTTAGTTGTGAATTTAAATCATTTAGTTTATCAAACTGTTCAACAACTTTTGCAGCGTTTGAGATTTTTTCATGCATACCCTCAATATCATCTTGAAGGTCAGCAATCTTTCTTTTCTTTTTAAATATTTCTTCTTCGTTTCCACTAATCAAAACAGTCTTTTCTTGAATTAGTTTTCTACGGTTATCTTGAATGTCTTGAATATATCTCTTTTTGAGTGTAAGTTTTTCACTCGTCAAAGATTCTTTGTATTCTAACTCTCTATGATCTGCCTCAATAGTTTTCAATTTTTGTTTGAGTATCATGTTCATCAAAGAGAAAATTTGAATATCAAGTATCTCTTCAACAACCTCTCTACGATGGCGAGCCTTGAGTTGCATGAAAGGAACAAACGTCGATGAACCAAGAATTACCACTTGTGTGAAACTACGATAGTTCAACTTGAGTATTTGTTGCTCTAGATATTTCTGGTAGTCTCTTGCGTTGGCATCTTGATTATACATCTTACCGTTGATATAAATCTCAAACACATTTGGTTTGATACCACGAACAACCTTTACGTCTTTACCGCCAACTTTGAACTCTACCTCTACAAGACAGTTAGACGCATTGACAGAGTTGAGAAGTTGTGGCTTGTTGATATTACGAAAGGGTTTACCAAACAAACCAAAGCACAACGCATCAAGAATGGTTGACTTACCAGCTCCATTCTCTCCGATAATTAATGTTGTAGAACTTCTGTCTAGTTGTATTTCTGTGAAGTTGTTACCAGTTGATAAAAAGTTCTTCCACCTAACATAATTAAAATGAATCATTAACTAAATTTACCCTCTTTTCTCTTTTTCTTATTAATAAAAATTCCACCTGTTTGTGAACTTATTTGTCCTTTATCTAAAACAGGTTTATCCATAGGGTAATCTTCCTCAAGTTTTCTAATTCTTTCTTTTGTCTTTATATCTCTCCAATATGCTTTAGCAACCTTTTCACCAAATTCATTTTTGAGTTCATCATATCTTCTATTTTGGTGCTTTGTCATATTTCTAAATCCTGTGCTTCAATGTATAATTGTCTTGTCGTATTTTTGAGTCTATCTTTACTTAGGTCCACTGGTAAATCATCAATATATAACTCAAGCAGTGTCATAGTATCCTGTGTGTTTTCTACGATATCATCAGACACATTTGTTGCATCCAAGTCAGAGAAATCCTCAATAATTTTTACCTCATGACAATCAGCCTGTAACAGTTTATCGACAAACCGATCAAACTGAAATAAGTCTTTCTTATTCACCACAACCAGTTTTACATACTTGTCTTTATATTGACCAAAATCATACTCATCGTTGAAATAGATTCCCACTGTATCATTATAGTAAATCTTATTGAATATCTTGTGTGGGTTTACTATGCGCTCAAGCTCTCTCGTATCTGTATCAAACACATGAAAACCTTTTGGGTCATCCCAATCGTTCCAATAAATTTCATACGGTGTGCCAAGATAAAATACCTGACCGTCATCTGATTTGTGATGATAATGTCCACTCATGATTGTATCAAATCGGTTAAACTCTTCTTTGTCCCAACCGTGGTCCATCACCATGCCTTTCTGCATTTCAAAACCACTCAACTCTAAGTGACCCATGCAGATTTGGGCATCAGATGTTTTCAACATCTTCGTTGTGTGAGCCACGTTGTCAGCATTTATCCAAGGGACAAATAAAATTTTGCATCCATCAAAATTTACTTCAGTGGCTTTTGAGTACACTTTAATGTTTTCATATTTACCACTTACTAACTCTGCTAAAGAGTTTACATCATTAGTGTTTTTATAATAGGTATCGTGGTTTCCAACTAACATGTGCAAGTTGATCTTTTGAAATCTATCAAGAAATCGCTCACGAAAATCTTTTGCAATTCTATAAGAGATGAACTTTCTTCTATCCATTACATCGCCAAGATGTATGACTGTTGTAATATCATTTTTTTCCAAATATGGAAAAAATAGTTCCTCGTAAAACTTATAGAAATACTCGTTGAAGTTTAGATTGTCGTTTCTTGCTCCAAAATGTGTGTCGGTAATTAGAGCTATTTTCAATCCTTTTTCTCCATAAAAACTTCTAGTCCCTTTTTCTTTGGAGACTGTTTCTTCTTAGGTTTGTATACATCCTCGTCTGGTAAGAAAGCAGCTAAATCAATACTATCAACTTGATATGTATTACTATCACCTTCCATAGTCGTAAATGAATTATAAGCTTCTCGTTCAATCATTTTATTTTTTATATGACTTTGTTTCTTCTCTTTCGCAATTCTTCTAAGAAAAGCATAATAGATAATTTGTGTAAAATATGCAAAAGGATTTTTAGATTTTTCTGGGTTGAAGTTTTTGACATATTGCAAACAGTTTTCAATCCCATCTGAAATCATTTCATCTCTGTAAGTATAATTAATGAAGTTAGGTCGATAGGACAAGTGTGTTGCTATTTTCAGAAAACACTCACCGATATAATTTGTTACGGGAGGAATATTTTCCTCATCGGGCCAAGTCTCACGCCAATCAATCATAGCTTGCAAGAATTTTTTATTATCTACATAGTGGACACTTTTTTTCTTTGCCATTTATATCTCCAATCATATAATAGATAATAACTAATTATCTAAAAAATGTCAATACCCATTTAATTTAAAAAGAGTATTGACATTCACAAAAAAACTGGTTACATTAAGTATGTGCCTGGTTCAATGAATAAGTTTAGAATCTGTTTCAGCTTCCATTAACAATTCATCATATTCATCTACCTCTGGAGATAGAGGTTCTTCTTCATGCCATTCCTCGTCTATTTTTCTGATCACATGTTCGTAATACTTTGATAGTCCTATTGAGGCATCTACAATTAAAATACAGTGTCCTTTGTTTATGGTGACGTATTTTTGTTCAGTAAGATGTTGCATGTATGGCTTCAAGTTCAAAACCTCGTCAACGTGACCCTGTTTATTTAATTTTGGCATAACATCCATTTTTAGCGGGTTCATGACTTCGTAATATTCAGAAGTTTCACTGCTCATTTCACAGATAATCATTTCTTTATTACTTAGTTTTAAAATCTTGTAGTTTTCTAGGTTCATTTTAATTTTACCTTATCTACCTTATAATCGAACTTTTGTTCATCATAGATATTTAGACGTTGTTGAAAGTGTCTCAACGTAAAATTGAGTCGACCCCCGGCAGAGGTGAGATCATCGGCGAGGTCAAATACTTTGAGACTTTTGCTTTTATCTCCAAGTCGCAGACCACGCCCCAAGGACTGGAGCACTCTAATTTTGCTTTTCGAGGGACTTGCGAAC